AAATCATAATTTATCAAATAAAGATTGTTTCAAATGCAATAAATGTTGTATTGAAATAGATCGAGATACAAATGGTGCAAGAAATATTCTGTTAAAAGAACTGGCTGGTTACGAGTCATAAGACCTCCCGACATTTATCTTTGATAAATGTTGAGAAAGGTTAATGTAACGGAATACAAACTAGGAAAAATAATACTTTACCACAATATATTAAACATATATATAAAACTAAAGGTTTATTTGGATTTTATCGCGGATTCCCAATATATTGTATTAAAGAAATATCTCATGGAACTTTATATTTAGGTATTTATGGTTCCATAAGAGAAAAATATGGAATAAGTCCAATTTCAACATTTAGTGCTGGATGTATAGCTAGTGCATTAACTTGGACATGTTTATTTCCAATTGATATTCTAAAAACATCTATTCAATCATATAATAATAATCATGTTTTACATTTGAAAACAATTGTTAAAAAACATCATTATCATAAATTATGGAAAGGATTATTTCCAACATTACTAAAAGTAGTCCCAGTAAATGGTTGTATTATGTTGTCTTATGAACTTACTAGATATTTAGTCAAAAAAAATAAATAATATAATTAAAAAATATAATTTTTTTAAAATACTTTGTAAATTTTAAAAAAATTATTTATATTTATAAACACAATGTTTGTAATATCTATACTAATATTACTTGTTGCCACTGTTTCGCTCACTGCAATACTCACTAAAATGTATTCATCTAAAAATGTATTCATCTAAAAATTAATTCTGGATGAATTTAAATCGACTCTCTTTCTTTTTTTATTATTATTGATATAAAAGAATACATCTAAATTACCAGATTTATATAAATTTGTAATTTTATTTTCACTTGTTTTATATGTTCCTATTAATTTTTTTTTATTTTTTTTACTTCCACCAGTTTTTTCAGTTTTTTCAGTTTTTTCAACTTCAATTGTAACTACTTTTTTTATTTTTCTTGGTCTTCCCCTTTTCCTTTTTATTAATGTATCTAAATCGTTACTTGATATTAAATTATCAACACTCTCAACTTTTTCTTTTACTTCTTCTAATATACTACTCTCATCATTTATAAGAGTGTCTATTATATAATCAGTTTCCTGTAATTTTTTTCCTTGATCATCAATAATTTTCAATAAATTTGCTATTTCACCACTTAATTTAGAAACTTCTGGTAAATTATCTTGAAGAATTTGTGAAACTTCATCAGTTTGGGCGTCTGCTATTAAATCATCAGTTGTTCTTCTCTGCGATTCTTCTAAATTACCATATGAACTTTGACCAGTTTCATCAACTTTTTGTACAGAACCATCTCTTTTATCTTTTGTATAAAAATCATCCGATAAATGCCAAGAAAGTGATTGATCTGGAGTAATCATTGAATCCAAATAATGTAAAGTTGTTGGTGGTTTTTCAGAGCTTTTTTCAAGTGAATTTTTCGCATCGATTAATATCTTATAAAATACTTCTTTGCTTCTTTCATCAGAAAAAGTTTTTTTACTTAGTGGTATTGCTTTTGTCTTTGCAATAATTTCAGTATTTGCCATTGGTTGTTGATTTGTTATTTTTCTAGGTAATAATTGTTCAATGCTAATTATATCGTAATGAACATCTAAAAATTCAGTTAAATCCTCTACTGTATTTATATTTATTCCAATCTTAGGTTGAATCCTTTCAATTAAATTGGCATTAAATTTATCTTGCAATTGATCAAAATTTGAGCCTTCTTCGGTACTTTCCTTTAATGTAAATCCTAATCTTGCTGCTTCTTTTTCATCTTTTTCTACAAAGTTTTTTAATTTAATATAAAAAATATTATTAAACTCCTTGCTATTATATAATTTACCTATGTGATTTTTTTCGTTAATGTGTATTTGTAATAATTTACCTAATCCTTCTAAATCCCTTTTTACATTACTAATTGTTTTAGGAAATACTGGTTTACCTGTTTTATTATTTATTGGAGCTGGAGATACTATGTCAAGTATTCTTTTATTTAATTTTGTATACGTTAAAAATTTATCTGAATCTATTATATCTGGAAAAAGATCACTAATTTTACCCAATAATCGAACATAATCCCCTATTTTTTGTAGAGAATTTAACCATTTAATAAGTTCTTGATAGAGATCTGCTTTTATAATATGAAAATAGCTATCTGGACTTTTTGATGAATACCAATTTTTTAAATTGGTAAAAAATCCTGGTTGATTTTTCTTTTCTATATTAGCATAAGATGTACGAAAAAATGTTGGATATGTTTTATCCATCAACCCATTAAATATTTGAAGAAATGTGAAATCATAATTTGGTGCCATCATTTTTCCGTCTCTTCCTGGAATTTTAGTTTCGTTCTTTTTATCAACACGTTTCATTTGACCTTTATGTTGTCTAATATACATCATCCACTTAATGATTTTTCCTTTTTCTTTTTTACTACCAAATAATATTTGTTTAAATTTATTATTATTTTCTAAATTTAATATTTCTTCTAATTTGTAAAAATCTGTTAATTTAGCTAAAATCACATTATATTGGGTTTCATTAAATCTTTGCTGCTGCTCTTCTTTTCCAGTTGCTGCATCTTTTGCTAACCATTCTAATGTCTTATCTACTAACTTATTAATTGGACAAATCTTTTGGAAAATAGGATATTCTTGATAAGTAAATTCCAAAAGTCCTATATACTCCATCGGATCGTCTCGCATAACCTTAATAAGTGCGTTCATAATTAAATCACAAAATTCTATCTTTTTTAATTTACCTGCATCCGCTTTCATTACCTTAAAATGAGATGATAACAAAGCGAGTGTCTCCGCCATCATTTTTCCTGTATTACTAGATTTACCGGAGTTACTAGATGACATATCTTTTATTACTTGAAGCATAAACTCTTTTATTTTTGGAAATAAAATATTATAAAATTCAATATCATCATACATTGTTTTTGAACCAGCTTCAATTCCCATTTTATCTTCTGGAGTACCATAAACTTCATCTAAATCTTTAAGAAATTTTATAAAACCATAAACTTTTACAAAAACACCAGGTTTTCCTCCTCTTTCTTCTCCTTTACCATTAGTATATAAATCAGCCCATTGCTTTATAATACGATAAAAATCTTTCTTAATCGAAAAATCACTATTTATTAAATCAGTAACAGTTGCTTCTTCTTCATATATAATGTTTTTTATTTGTTTTGTAATTCTAGAACCATCACCTTTTTTTTGACCTTCTATTACAACTTTTAATCTATGATTGAGATCTTTGATTTTTTTTTCTGTATCTGATTTAAATAAGCCAAAAAGACCACCATCTTGGACATTTCTTAATGTATTATCCATAATAATCAATATATTATATGAATATATATTTTTTTTTATTTTTATTATAAATCCACTGTCACTATTAAATGTTTTATCTCGTATTTTTTTATTATTTTTTATAATATATAGTAAAATATAATGCTAAATATTTATTCATTATATAAAAAACAACATGAAAAACAAAAAATAAGAATCAGTGTTTATGAAAAAGTTCTTTTAAAATGTCATAAAAGAATAAAAATTGTAGCAGATTCAGGAAAACAACAGACATATTTTATAGTACCAGAATATATGTTTGGAATACCATTGTATAATCAAATTGCGTGTGTTTGCTATTTGATAATAAAATTAAGAAAAAATGGATTCAAAGTAAAATATACTCATCCAAATTTTATATATATGTCATGGAAACATTATAATGATGAAGCTCAATACAATTATACTCTTAACATACCTCAAATTGAATATAATTCACCATATACAAATAGTATTACATATAATGATGATGACTTCGAAATTAAAAGATTACCTACAACTGTTCTAAAAAAGAAAAATATAAATCATTATAAAAATTTAAATGATAAATTAACATCAGATATTAATAATAATTTCAAATTTGAAAATTTAAATATACCACATACACGAAATAAATCAAATGATATATCATCAAATGATAATTTGTCTATAACCCAATCTACACCTTCTACACCTTCTACACCTCAAATTGCTCCATCTAATATAGTATTTAAACCAAAACATACCAGAAATACAAACAATCAAACACCAAAAAAATACAATAATGAATTAGCTCAACATATGGATGTATTAGCACAACTTAATAAAACATCAAAATTTATATCAAATTAACTTATTTATTTCGATATACATATATTATAGTAATGATCATAACATTTAGGTCCAATTTTTGTTGGACCTGTACATTTTCCACTTAATACATCTAAACTTGAACATTGACTTGAAATTTTACCAGGCATACTACATTCTTTTTTTGAATAGTTATCACAATCAGGATCTATATTTCTAAATATTTCTGAATGTGTTACTTTTTTTCCATTTGAAAAACAAAATAAAACACAAATTATTAAAATAACTATAATCAATATCAACATATTTTATTTATATACTTATTACTTTTTTTTATTTTTTGGTAAAGTTGAATCTTTTTTTGATTTTTTTACTTTTGATTTTTTTACTTTTGATTTTTTTACTTTTGATTTTTTTACTTTTGATTTTTTTACTTTCTCTTTTTTTACTTTCTCTTTTTTTACTTTCTCTTTTTTTACTTTCTCTTTTTTTACATTTGATTTTTTAACTGGAACTTTCTTTTCTTTTTTATCTATATTTTTTTTTTCTTCTTTCTTTTCTTTCTTTTCCTTATATTCTAAATACGATTTAATTGATTTTACACAATCCCCTTTTGAAATGTCATCTTTTAATTTCTTCTTGTAATCCCAATGAAGTGGATAATTAGAACCATTGTATTTAATATAAAATGCAGATTTTCCGCTACTATGATGTAACATTATTGGATGTCTAAGATAATTTCCCACATTTTTTGGAAAAAATGATATAGCATCGTCGACTGTTAAATCAGATAATAATGTACCTGGAGTTACTGGTAAATATTGTGTATCGTCTTCCCCAAATTCACCATATCTAACCCGAGGACCCCATTTTGAACTAAACCTATATAAATTTTTACCATTATACTCACCAATCAAAAAACGATCCGAACAACCAGAACTCTCTTTACATTTTTTCCGATTCTCATAATAAGATGTTTTTAATTTAGTTACAGTTGGCATAAAAGTATTATAATATTTTTCAACTACATCTGTATTCCATATCTTATTACCATCAGCTATTATATCTAAATCATTTTCTATATTTGAAGTATAATTATAATCCATTATATCTGGAAAATTCTTTAACATATATACAGTAATTTCATTACCAAGAGGTGTCAATATTAACCTATTATTTTCAGAACCAATTACTTCTTTTGTTATTTTTTCATTCAGTGTTTTAGGTGTTACCGTTATTGATAATGAATCAACTTCCTTACCTTCTACACTTCCCTTATTCACATAATTTTTATATATCATATTCGATACAGAACCACCATAAGTAGATGGACGACCAATTCCTAAATTTTCTAGTTTTTTTATTAATGCCCCCTCTGTAAATCTTCCAATAGGTTTACTATAAGTTTGTTTAGATGTAATTGATTCCATTTTAAGTTTTTCATTTTCCTTTATTGTTTTACATATCAAAATCTGTTTTTTATCATCGGCAACCATATATAGTTTCTTCCATCCATCAAATATAGTTTCATTACAAATTTTTGTAAAAAAATCTTTATATTTTTTTATATTAATTTTTATAGTTTTAGAATTATAAATATAATCACTCATTTGACTAGCCACAGTTCTTTTCCAAATTATATCATATAATTTTCTATTATCTGAAATTTTGATTTCACTCGATTTCTTTTCAATGTCTGTTGGACGAATACATTCGTGAGCATCTTGAGAACCTTTTATCTTTTTTGTATATTCCCTACTTTCTACATATTTTTTGCCATATTTTGTATCGACAAAATCTAAAATTTTCTTTTGAAAATCTTTAGAAATAGTAGTAGAATCTGTTCTTATATATGTAATTAAACCACTTTGATATAAACTTTGTAATATTTGTGTTGTTTTTCTTACACTATAAGGTGAAGCTTGATTAATTGTAGATGTTATAAATGGAGCTGGGGGTTTTGATTGTTTTTCTTTTGATGTTATAGAACCTACATAAAAATCACTCTTCTGAATTTTTTTTAAAAAACTTACAATCTTCTTTTTATCTTTATACTTTTTATTTAAATCGCAATCACTCAATATATGTTTAGCAACAGTTTTAAAATTACCTTTAGTAATAAATTCAAATTCCTCTATATGTTTGTCAATTTCATTTCTTCTATCATATATTATACGAGTTGTTACAGATAAAACTCGTCCAGCACTTGCTCGTTTTTGAACTTCTCTCATAGTCAAATCAGAAATTTTATATCCAATTAATCTATCTAATACTCTTCGTGCTGTTTGAGAATCAACATATCTTTTATTAATAGTTTTTAAATTATTAAAAGCATTACAAATAGCAGGTTTTGTAATTTCATTAAAAACCATACGATTTTTATCCTTTATATCTAATTTTAGTAAAGTAGCTAAATCAAATGCGATTCTTTCACCTTCCCTATCTTGATCGGTTGCTAAAATTATATTTTTATATTTACGAGATAATGCTTTTATACTATTGACAGTTTTTAAATTATTTTCATCTGGAATTATACTAAAATCCGGTTTAAATCCATCTTCTACATCAACAGATAATTTTTTACGAGGAAGATTCATAATATGTCCAACTGAAGCAATGCACTTAAATGTATAATTCTTAAATGATTCATTCAAATAATTCTCTATTTTTTGACACTTTGATGGTGATTCAACAATTACTAAAAATTTCGTTTTAGCCATTACTCTTTGGTTTATTAATACTTTATTATAAGAAATCAATTTTACATAAATATTTAATTTCAGTTTAAAAAATTAAATATTTCTATAATAATATTATAGAAATGAACGATATAGATTCTTATAAAATTTACAAATTCGAAGACGACTACAAAATAAAAGTAGATAATAAAGAAAATAATTTCGTACAATTTGAACTAATTAAAGAAGATCATACAATCGGTAATGCCATTCAAACTGAACTACTAGAAAATAATAATGTCGTATTCTCTGGATATAGAATCCCTCACCCTTTAAAACCTTATTTACATATCAAAATTAAAACAAAATCTAATACAACACCACAAAATGAATTACAAAAATCTATCAAAAGTTTACAAAAAAAAATTTCTACTATTAAAAAATCATTTAAAAATGAACTATCAAAAAATTAATTTAAAGTTTAGATAAATAATCATTAACTAATTTTAATGTATCTTGATCATTAACATTTGTTAATTCATACTCTTTATCTTCTGGCAATTTATATGTTTCTATATCAACATCCTCACCTTTTTTTATTATTTCTATTAAATCTGTCAAATAATACTCATTTTGAGCATTTTCATTTTTAATCTCATAAGCATATTTTATGAGATGCTTATTTGTAAATGAATAAATACCGCAATTTACATTTGTAATTTGATATTCCTCTGGAGTACAATCTTTAGCCTCAACAATTCTTGCAAATTTACCATTCTCCTCTATTATTCGACCATAATAACTTGGTTCTTCTTTTATTACTGTCATAACTTTAACATGGGCGAAACTTAACATTGGTCTAACTGTTTCTGATGTCATTAAAGGACAATCTCCTTGAAGAATTAAAACCTTACTTTCTAAATTCTCATTTTTTAAACAATCTATACAACATTGTATAGCATGACCTGTTCCTAACGGAATTTCTTGAATGCAAAATGAAATATCATTCATTGTTGTGTATTTTAAAATAGTTTGCTCTATGATATTTTTATATTGACCGACAACTATCATTATTCTTTGAGGATTTAATTTCCTTGCTTCATAAATTACACGAACTAACATTGGTAAATTATCTACAAGATGTAAAATTTTTGGTAATTCGGATTTCATCCTTTTTCCTAATCCACCAGCTAATATTACAATTATTGGATTCATTTTATTTATTACTATTAAATAAAATAAATTAAATTAAAATTAAACGAAATTATTTATGATGCAGTTCCATAGAAAAAATATAACTGTCTTTCAGGTTCATTTTCATCGGCAAATCTTCTACGACATACAAAATTAAAAAGATATCCATTGTGTCTAATAGATCTATCAAATGTTATTTGATAAAATATAAACATATATATTAAATAACATATTGAACTTAATAACATTAAACAAAATATTTGGTAGGAAAGTTCTAAAACAGCTGACTCGAACATTTATAATTTTATATTTATAAGATTAATTTGTTATATCATTTTTCATTCTTGTAAAGATGATATATCATAATCATTTGAATAATCTGTTTTTGGAGCAAACATTGGACGTCCCG